TGCCCAACTTGTCTGTTGTTGTTCGCGGTAAAAAGGTTTATGACCCACGCACAGAGACAACTGTTTGGTCTGCAAACCCAGCTTTATGCGTAACCGACTACTTGACCAACAACAAGTACGGCATGGCTGCTGTTTATGCGGAAGAAATAGACGAGGAAGCCTTAATTGCGGCGGCTAACATTTGTGACGAAGATGTAACCAAGGTGGGTGGCGGCACGGAAAACCGCTACGAGATGCACGGCTCGTTTGCTACATCAAGCCAGCCAGAAGACATAATTAATCAAATGGTCTTTGCAATGGCAGGCCGTTGCGTTTGGTCTGGTGGCGTTTGGCGCATTTTGGCAGGTGCTTATTACACGCCAACGTTGACATTTGATGAGGGCGACTTGCGTGGCGGTATCAAGGTTCAGTCCCTGGTATCGCGCAGAGAGTCATTCAACGGTGTGAAGGGCGTTTTTGCCTCTGTAGACGACAACTACATACTCAGCGACTTTCCACCTATAAACTCTGCTGTTTTTGTTGCCAAAGACAACGGCGAAGAAAACCTAAAGTCAATTGAGTTGCCATTTACCACCTCTGCAAGCATGGCGCAGCGTTTGGCCAAGATTGAGTTATTAAGGGCAAGACAGCAAATCACGGTTGCAATGCCAATGAAGCTGGTTGGCATGAAGGCCAACGTCGGTGACATTGTGCAAATCAACAATACACGGATGGGCTGGTCAAACAAACCTTTTGAGGTTGTAAGTGCAAACATTGCTTTTGGCGAGACTGTTGGCGTTGACATTGATTTTCGCGAAGTCTCTACTGATGTCTACGACTGGGCTACAAGCGAAGAGCAGGCATACGACCCAGCCCCAAACACAAACCTGCCAAGTGCAGTAAATACAGACCCAGTGGGCTTGTTAATTACCGACACGCTAGAAATTAGCGCGGAAACCATTGTCACCAAGTTGGTTGTTACTGTTTCCGGCAGTGCTGTGTTTCAAGACCGATACGAGGTGCAAGCCAAACCTTCTACGTCTGACGATTTTTTAAATTTAGGCCAAGCCTCTGGAAATATATTCCAGCTTGCAAACGTCATTGACGGGGCTATTTACAACGTCAGGGCTAGGTCTATAAACGTTCTTGGTGTTCGTTCAGAGTGGGCTACCGGCGACCATGAGGTTATTGGCAAGACTGCACCACCTGAGAACGTGACAGACTTCACAATCAACGTTATTGGCACGCAGGCTTACTTGACCTGGACACCCGTGGGCGACCTTGACTTGTCGCACTACAGAATCAGGCACTCTCGTCAAATATCTGGCGCAACATACGCCAACGCTGTTGACCTTATAACCAAAGTACCAAGGCCAGGAGTATTTGCAATTGCTCCGGCAATGACTGGCACTTACTTTATTAAGGCGATTGACAAGCTAGGCAACGAATCATTGGCCGCAGCGTCCACTATTGCAATCATTGAGGATATTAAAGACCTCAATGTAATTGCAACCATCACAGAAAGCCCAGGCTTTACAGGCACTAAAACCGAGTGTAGCGTCACAGAGGATGGCTACCTAATCTTGGATACCGCAAACGATTTTGATGACGTTACAGGGCTGTTTGATGACGCTGATGGTGACTTTGACGGTGGTAGCGGCAACGTTTCAACCATTGGCACATACGAATTTGCAGATATATTTGATTTATCACAGGTTTATACAAGCCGTGTAACGGCAAATGTTACAAACGTTCGCCTTGATTACATCAACTTGTTTGAAGATGCCACTGGCAACTTTGATGAGCGGGCAGGCTTGTTTGATGGAGACCCAAACACCTACGGCGATACAAACGTGACTTTGTACGTCTCCACTACTGATGACAACCCATCTGGCACGCCAACTTGGTCAGAATTTAGGCCATTTTTTGTCGGTGATTACAAAGCACGTGCGTTTAAATTTAAGGCTGTGTTAAGTAGTTCATCTGGCGAATCAAGCCCAGAACTTAGGTCTTTGTCTGTCAGTGTTGATATGCCGGACAGGGTTACATCTGGCGATAACCTTTCTACGAGCGCCAGCGCTTACGCAGTAACTTTCAACAAAGCGTTTAAACAGACACCGGCAATAGCAATCACTGCTGAAAACATGGCGCAAGGCGACTACTACGAAGTCACCTCAAAGTCAGCTTCAGGCTTTACAATAACGTTTAAAGATTCTGGTGGCTCTGCTGTGGCTCGAACTTTTGATTATGTCGCCAAAGGTTACGGCGAACTCACAACCGCATAGAGGTAAAAATGGCACAACACGACATGACTATTGCGAATCAGGGCTTTCCTGCTTTTCGCGCTGACCTAAACGACGCATTGCCAGCATTGGCAAGCAACAGCTCTGGCGCAACAGCGCCTAGCACTACCTTTGCAAATCAATTTTGGTATGACACTGCAAACAACACGCTAAAACAGAGAAATGAATTAAATACTGATTGGCTTGATATTTTTGAAATAAATCAGTCAACAGGAGTTTTAAATTTTTTATCCCCAGAAATTGGCGGGGCAACTGCAACAACTCAATCGTCTGACAATGATTCAACAAAGGTTGCGACAACTGCTTTTGTTAAATCTGTTGGCGCAGTCTCTTATGGATTGTTCCGCAAGGCCAACCCAGACACTGTAGCTTGGACAAAGACCGGCGCTGGCACAGCAACAACAGCGACAATTCTTTATGTAGAGGTCAATGGCGTGCTTCGCACCATTTCCAGCGGCACAAGCATTACTATGCCAACTTTTGCCGGTGGCACTGATTATGCAATTTGGTGCAAGCCTGACGGCACACTGGAGGCCACGAGCAACCACACCAGCCCACCTGTTTCCGATTCTCGCAAGGTAGGCGGCTTTCATTACGCCCCAGGCGGCAACGCCACAGGCACAAGCGGGGGAGATACAACACCTGCAATCAATGAATATTCCCTTTGGGATTTGAAGTGGCGTCCTGCCTGCCCAGACCCACGCGGCATGACGTTAGTGGGTGGCGGCTTTTGGTCTGACATCTACCTAACAGGCGTGGACGCTATCACCAACGGCTCAAGCAAATACAACGTCACTATGGCTGACGGCTCAAGCCCACCCAAAGTGCCCACGATGTTCGGCGGCAACGGCTCCACTACATACGGCTCTTACACATGGTTTGAGGCGCAAGAATTTTCTACGGCATTTGGTAAGCGGACAGTTACACAGCAAGAATACATGTCGCTGGCCTATGGCACCACGGAGGCATCGTCTGTTGGCAGCGACCAAGGTAGCACCATCCTTAATGCCGCCTACACATCCAAGTGGGGCGTCATGCAGTCGGCTGGCGTGCTGTATGTGTGGGGGCGCGACCGTGGTGGGCCATTCGCTAGTGCGGCATGGAACGCCAACACGGAAGGCCGTGGCTCGGAATACAACGCGCCCAACTCTGCGCTTTTTGGCGGCAACTGGGCCAACGGCTCGAACTCCGGTTCGCGCTGCTCGGTCTGGTCCAACGCTGCCTCGTTCTCGTACAACTTCATCGGGTCGCGCTTTGTCTGTGACCACCTGCAACTTGACTAAGCAGGGCGAAAGCCCTGCGTTTAGATGCAACCAATAAAGGATTCAGCTTGTTTCGATCAAATGGCAATAGTGGAAAAATACGAGAGGGTTATCTCGTATCTGTACCCTATTGCCCAGTCAATACCGAGAAAACATGGAGTGGCGAGGGATATGTTTTTGCAATGCCTGATGGGTGTGCCCGACACGCTTGTGCAAGCTGGCAAAAGCAATCAAGTCTCAAAACTCTACGCCGCAGACGCACAGCTTGCTCATCTGCGGTTTTGGGTGCGCTTTCTGGTTTCGATCAAGTGTTTAACAAAGCACCAGCAAGAGACATCACAAGTGTTAATTGCAGAAGTTGGGGCGATGTTGGGGGCTTGGCTCAAGCACAGAAAAGCACAAGGGCAGTCTGGATAACAACTCTGCGCTATTTGGCGGCAACTGGAACAACGGCTCGAACTCCGGTTCGCGCTGCTCGAACTGGAACAACGCTGCCTCGAACTCGAACAACAACATCGGGTCGCGCTTTGTCTGTGACGACGTACATCCAACGCTCTGCCAACGCTCCGGCTTGGCAGGCAGACCAATCCACATGTGGTCAGCCAGCGCTGTCCTGCTTCGGCAAATACATTTCGGGGTTCGGCATAACGCCTAGTAGGAAATCCAAAAGCGCAGCCGACTTTTTTATGCCAAAAAAACACCGCAATCTGATTGACCAAATCGTGTCTTTGGACAACCTCCAAGAGGCGTACCGCAAAACATCCAAAGGTAAAAAAATGACCTTTGGTTATTTGGAGTTTAAAGAGTACGACCAAGCCAATCTGCGATTGATTCAGCAAGAGCTTGCTGATGGGGCTTACAACATTGGTGGTTATCGTCAGTTTACTATTTACGAACCAAAGCCAAGATTAATATCTGCGTTAGATTTTAAAGACCGCTTGGTGCAGCATGCTTTGTGCAATGTTATCAGCCCTATTTTTGAGAAAACTCTAATGCCGCAGACATTTGCTTGCCGCGTAGGAATGGGCACCCATGCTGGAGTGGCTTTTGTTCAAGCCCGCATGAGGAACTTAGATTCCAAGTATTTTTTAAAAACAGATTACTCCAAGTTTTTTCCAAGCATAAACCGTACCGTGTTGCACAAAATGATTGACCGCAAAATTGATTGTGATAAAACGCTGCGTATCTTGCGCGAGACCATCCCAACTGAAGGCAAGGGCATACCTATTGGCAGCCTGACAAGCCAACTTTTTGCCAACGTGTATGGCAATGCCGCCGACCGATTTATTCACTTTGACCTCAAGCAGCGCCATTGGGCGCGTTACATGGACGACATTGTGATTCTTGGCGACGACAAGGACGAGCTAATGGACTCGTTTTTAAGGTTAAATGATTTTTCAATGGAACACTTAAATCTGCGCATCGGCAAATGGCAGGTCTCACCCACCAGCCGTGGCGTAAACTTTTTGGGCTACCGGATTTGGAAAAACCACAAACTGCTTCGCAAAGACTCAGTGCTTCGCGCAAAGCGTAAAATTGCAAGATACATTGGCAATCAAGACGAAGAATCTTTGACTAAGTTTTTGGCATCGTGGTCAGGCCATGCAAAGTGGGCTGACACTCATCATCTTTTTAATTGGCTGGAGCAAAAGCATGGCATCACTGCATAAAACTATCATAAACACCCGCGCTGACTTGGATGCCATTGATGGCACGCCTGAGCACGCTGAATTTATGACCTTTCTTAAAGGCTCTATAACGCGCAAGCAAGACGTAGCTGTGCGACCTGATAGCTACGGACAACCAGACTACGAAGGCGACATCATTCTTCCTGTTTGGGAGGATGTTGAGGACTTATCAACAATTACAGCTTTTGAATTTGCAAAGTCTGATTTATTGTGAGTAAAATTAAATCGACACCATATATTAAAAGCTCGGAGCAAAAATGGAACGCACCGTAGAGACAGCGCACAGTCGCATTGATGCCCTGGAAAAAGAGGTAATTGCAATTAAGACCGAGGTGCGTATCCAGTTTAAGGATTTGTTCGGTCGCGTTAAGCGGTTGGAAACAATCCTGCTTACGGCGACCGGCACAATCATGGTTCTATTACTGACAGTATTGTCAAAGATGAACTAGCGTGCTTGCTGAACTGGCTATTGCCAACGCAGCCTTTGCTGTCATAAAAGAAACCATTGCCAACGGTGGCGACATCATGTCGGCAGGTCAGCACATCTTTAAGTTCTTTGATTCCAAATCAGAGATTTCCAAGAAGGCAAGCGGCTCAGGCTCAGACTCAGAAGCATTCTTTGCGCTTGAGCAAATCAAGCAGCACGAGATACAGATCAAAGAAATGTTCATCTACCAAGGCCGGCCAGGCTTGTGGGATGAGTGGCTTGCATTTCAGGTGGAAGCACGGAAAACCCGCGAGGCCGTGGCGCGTGCAATAGTGCTGAAGAGGCGTAAGCGCATACAAGCGATTAAAGATGTGCTGACTGGCATTACAGTGTTCTTGCTGGGGGTAACAGGCATTGGGGTGGCGCTGCTCATAACGTGGTTTGTTGTAACAAAGGTGATTAAATGATTCCAATACTGACTTCGCTTATATCACTGGGCAGCACGTGGATGGAGGGCAAGCAAAAGCAAGCCGAAGCCCAGTCTGCCGCTGCCATCGTGGGCATCCAAGCCCAGGCCGACATACAGAAGGCCAAGGCAATTTCAGCGACTCGCATGGCGGAGTCTGGCCAGGCGCAGGACTTTGACTTAGACAAGATTGCTATGGAGCAAATGGCTAAGTCTTGGAAGGACGAATTCTTGTTGATTGTGTTCCTGACGCCAATGATTATGGCGTTCATCCCATCGCTGGCGCCTTACTCGTTAAACGGTTTTGAGATTATTGACAAGATGCCAGAATGGTACAGGTACATCATTATTGGGATGG